AAGTGGCTGGTGCCACGGGGTTGGGGGATTCGGGGTAGTGATTATTGAGTCAAACCTTTGTCACGTGCAAGCGTTAATCCGCTAGATATGCGGGAAGTTAACGCTTCTAGGCTAGGCTTTTGGTCTTTTGTTAGCAGTTTCTCAGCTTGTGCAGGGGTGATGATTTCGGTCTTTGTTACTTGGCGAGCGTCAAGCCCCAAGGCTAAGAGTCCAGCATAAGCCTCTTTCTCATCAGTCCACGACCTCAACGCTCTCTTAGGTTGCAGTTGCCAACCATCAATAACAGAGCCTGATTCCATGCGTTTTAAGGCATGATCTCGTACCGCCTTGATGTAGCCCTCAACCATGTCAAACTTAGTCAGCAAGACGCTGATTTGACCCTCTGTGAGCATCTCTACTGGCGGTGCAGTGGCTACAACTTCAGCAATGTTTGCTTGTGCAGGGCAGATAGTTCTAGCGTTGCAGTATTGGCAAGCAGAGTCAGAGGGTACGGGCTGGAACAGGGGATTGAGTGCATTGTCAATGGCAGGGACTAGAACGTAGTGTTCCCAATCTACGAGTTCTTGCGTTGTCATTGAGTGCTTGCGAGTCTCACCATGATGAGGTTGGATAATCCACAACTCGACAGTATCAATGTCTTTGTAGAGTTGCTCACCTTCCAGTGCAGCCAATGCGTAAAGGCGTAGCTGGTCATTGTCTTCACTGACGTAGCCCCGACCTGTTTTAAGGTCTGCAATGATGAGTTTGCGTTTCTGTTTGCTGATACCGATTACGTCTGTAGTACCGCCTACTTTGACCTTCTTTGTGTCTTGGTAAGGCAAGAACTTCTCGACTGTCACGCTACCCTTGCCTAGTTCATCTTCCATAGCCCAAATAGCTTTCAGATGCTCAAGAGCCATCTCACAGTTTTCCTCAGTCATAGTGATACCTTCCACGACTGTACCAATGGAATTCATAGGGTCAGAATCCAACTGAAAGCAAGTCTCTGCCAAGGCATGAATGGCAGTCCCGATCTTTGCCGCCTCGCCGCCTTCCACGTAGGGCATCATTGCTGAGAGTCTGGCACTGGCGGGACAGGCAATCCATCGACTTGCCGCTGATGCTCTGAGGATTATTTGTTTTGTTGCCATGATGCTCTTTCAATGTAATGGTTTTCAATAAGTAACTGATAGGCTAATTTGCGTATCTCATTTGAGACTGCATGACCCAAGTCATCGGGGTCTAGCAGACGCTTAATGAAGACTACAGTCTGCTGGTTCTGCCTACGCTCTTGATCTAGCTGTGAGCCTAGCCAAACGATATGTTCACGCAAGGTTTGCCGTTCTTTGTCATCCATGCCTCAACCCCCAAGCTGCTATCAATGCCGCATCAGCCCTGCCATCGTCTTTAACACGCTTGAACAGGTCAACATTCCAAGGGAAGACTTCCATTGCTCTAGCCCTAGCGCCATCCTTGCCGCCTGAGACTCCCATAGCTTTCTGCCAAGTCTGTGGAGTAACAAGAGTGGACTTGATTGATCTAGCCGCTATAACGCCTTCTATAGCCCCTAGAGAGCGCCCAAAGGAGAACACGCTTGTTACCCCTTGCCCTCTCATTGCAAACACCTTCTCGATGTACGCTTCTTCAGGCTTAAACAGATCAAGGATAGCAATGAGTTCGGGGATGCTGATCTGCCTCTTGGCTTTGCCATTGCGATCTAAGGTGACTGTTGGCATATCGACTACACCTGTGAGAGTCTCGCCTTGCATCATCGCTATAGCCCCATTCAAGCCAACGTCAATGCCAATGATTCGGCGTGGTGTAAAGACTGTAGTGGTCATAGAAACCTCTTAAAGATGCGTGACCAAATGTATCCACCGCCAACTTTTGCTACAAATTGCAATGCAACAATTTCAAGCATCAAACCGCCAAAGGCAATAGTTGGGAATACTACAGAGTCAACAGCCGAGCCAGCAATGTTTGACCCATTGACCCGAATCATCCATTCTTTATCTTTAAGGTAGCGGTAGACCAATGTATCAGCAACCATAGAAAGGCTAAAAGCCGCCAAGGAAGCAAATGCAATCATGCCTGTAGCGGGGTTGATGGCATAAGAAACAATGCTTGCTGTTGCAATCAAGCCGCCCATCTTTATGGGTAACTTGTCACCTTCCCACAAGTCATGTAGTTTGTCTCGTAAAGACAAGTCAAGTCCAATCAGTACAAACGCACCTATTGGGCTAAACCAAACACCAAATGCAGCAATCAAAAGATTGGCGGCAACTAAAGACGCAACATAAATAAAAGCGTAAATCATGATCTCTCCGTTTTGATAACAACTCCATGATGAAAAGCAACTAGTTGTTGCTTACCGCCAAATTTTTCCAACAACAAATCGGCTAGATTTTCATGATATTGATTGTCTATCTTGTCAAGAAAATCTAGTATTGACTCAACAAATATGACAGATGTTGTCTGAATCTCTAATTCATATTTGATTCGCACATTGTTTGTTGGACACTTGCAGAAAAACTCTGTTGTATAGATGTTCATAACAATATTCCTTGTTCTACTTGGTGAAAACTCCAAACTGGTGGGGCATTGTGTGCCTCAATCCTACTTCTCATAACCTGTGCCCTTGCTTCTTTAGTGGGCGGTGGGTAATTTCCTGTCTTCCAGTTCTTATCAATGCCAACATTGCGACCTATATTTGTTGAGTCAGCTGATGCAAATGGGAGTTTAGTAAATACAGCAGGGTCTAGCATTCTCAATCCATGTAACTTACATGATGGTCTTCCTTGGTCATCACAAATGACTCTCATGGCTTGACCCATCTTTGACCACCATTGAAAATTTCCTATGGTTGCGTATTCACCTGAACTGCCAATGCAAACCCGAACATAGGTATTGGCTAATTGTTCAAGTCTCTCAAGGGATTCGTGCATATGCCAAACAGGTGCGCCAAACCATAAAGGCAATGGACTATCACGCAATAAAGCATCATTGTCTTGCTCTGTTCCATCAATAACATCAGGCAGTACAGCAAAGTCACAAGATGGGACTTTCTTTAGATTTAACGCCCAATCGTAGAAAGGTTGCCAATTTGTTACTGGTTTTCCTGACTTCCAAGCACTGAATGCGCCATTGTCAATAGCAAATGATTGGCATAAGTCTATTGCTGTTGATAGTTGATCTGGATGAGCAAATGAAACAAAGGCATGACCAGCCTGTACAGCATAGTTTGCAACTGTTGCGGGGGTTATGGGTAGACCATGATAGTGAATCACTCATTACCCCCATTTAAAGCCATCAGACGCTGCTGAATTAGGGAATCTACCGATTCTTCTAGCCGTTGTATTGAAGTCACCAATGGTATGGTTCTACCAGTTGCATAGCGACTAACTTGAGATGGGTCAAAGCCAGCATGACGGGCAACATCGGTGATGGTGTAGCCAGCTTTCTCAGCCTTTTCCCTAATGTTTTCAATGGTTTGCATGGTTGGAGTGTTCATAGACAAGGATTCTAGGGAACATTGGATTAATAAGTCAAGTGCTATCTGATTAAATACCCTAGTGGAATGTGTGGGATTAAATAGGTAGGGGTTGACTTAGTAGTCCAACTCTATATGATTGGCAACATCAACAACGCAACAGGAGATATTAGATGACAAACACAACTAAACAAATTCGTGGCAACTGCCAATGCTGTGGTCGCCAACAAGCTGTTGTCAATGGCTTGATGTCCAAGCATGGCTACACAGTTAAAGATGGTTGGTTTTCTGGTGTTTGCTCTGGTCGTAATTACACCCCTATCCAAGTTAGCCGCACTACAACAGACAAAATCATTGCTGACATCAGTGCAGAAATTCCTGAATTGATTGCCAAGGCAGAAAAAGTAAAGTCTGGTGAAGTTACCCCTAAAACAATCAAATTGCGTTTTAACAAAGGTGAAATTCCTTTTGAACAAGGTGACCGCCGCCAACAATCTGATGCCAAAACTAGCTTGGAATGGGCTTATCGCAATCGCGCAAGAGCAGGGCAAGAATTTGTTAAAACAATGATTGAAGTTGCTGACAAATTTCATGGTCAACAATTAGTTGAAGTAACCAAGTAAACCCAACGGGGCGCAAGCCCCATCTTTCAACCTTAAAGGAGAATTGAAAATGAATGCAAACCAAAGCAAAGCCTACTTAGCAAGAATTGACGCATTTGCAATAACCCGCAATGCGGTTGCTCATGCAGAAAATTGTTTAGAGTCATGTAGCGGATGGGATGTTGAAAGCCTTGGCTACAACATTGAATGCAATTTCCCTGAAATTGATTCTGACAAGTGCGATGCAATAGCTGCAGCAGTAATGCGTAAAGCATCATTCAACCACAACGCACCCTACAACGCTGAGTTCTTAGGCGCACAACCCGCTCGTGCTGGTCAAGACTATTAAGGAGCAAACCTCATGAAAGAAACAATCCCCGACATTCTCGCCGCCGTTGCTATTGGCATCGGTCTAGCTGTTCTCTTGGCATCTTGGTGGTCAACGTGACCGACCTTCAAGACTTTTGCCAAGAGCATCGCTCTATGGATGAGTTGGTAGAGGCTGGCTACAAGCCTACCAACGTCTACAACGCCGTTAAACGCAAGGAGTTGACCAATACCAAGGCTACAGACGATTGGGGGCGCAAGCTGCATGGTAAGGGCTTGTTCCTGTCCACAGTCACCATTGCGCCAGCTAACTTCACCGCCTTGCAGTCAGCATGGAATCAATCACAACCCCAAGGAGAAACAGCATGAGCATCGCATCAGAAATCACAGAATTGATAAACCGCATAGCGCCAGCTAAAGGCATTGTCGGCGGCTTTATGAGCCGCAACGAGATCATTCAACTCATTGACAAGGTCGCCAATGATGCAGTTGCTATCGGCTGGACTCATGCGGAGACTATGACTAGGAAACGTCTTGAGAAGAAAATTGACCTGATGGAACAAGAAATGACCATCATCAAAGAGCAGATGAAGTCCCTTGAACTCGACTTGCTGGCGGCTGAGAGCAAATGAATACCCTCATCAAGTTTGTCATTGCCGCTGCTTGTGCAGTTGCTTTGATGTACTTTGATTCGCTAGATAACAAACCAAAGGAGAGAGCCAATGTGGGAAACAATCATCTGGGTAGCCGTAATGGGGATTTCAGGGTTCGTATTGGGAATCTGCGTTTGCATAGGATTTGTGTTGTACCTACTAAACAAGGTAGCAGACGAGTGAAGTGTCCAGTTTGCGAGTGGACTAGAACACCTGACAACAGATATATGTGCAAGAAGATTGAACGAGTCATTCTTGCAACTCAAATAAAGAAAAGGAAAAAGTATGGGATGGAGAGAATTGACTATCAAGTACGTTAAGGATTTACTCAGAGCCAAGACCCCTTTGGAAGTAGCCGAAAAGGAACTTATTGAGGCACAACATTTAAAGATGCAGGGCGAGAGTGCTGTTGAATACGCTCAATCAATTGTCGGGTACAACGAGAAACGCATCCACAGGCTAAACAACATCATTGCTGACTTAAAGGGTGAATACTATGACAGATGAAGATGAGTCATTCAACGAAATTGAGAAGCAGAGTATGTGGCGCAAACGTGCCGTACAAGCTGCCATATCCAAAAACCCATACCGCAATCAAGTCATTGAAGAAGTAGCCAAAGAAGTAGAAAAGCTAACTGGCTTTGGGAAAGACACGATTGATGGCTTGACTATTTACATCAGGAACATGAAATCATGAAAGAGAAGACAGAGCAGGGTAGAGCCATCACGTTGAGGCTCACCCAATCAGAGTTTGCCGAGTATCAGAGATTAGGCGGCATCAAGTTTTTGAGGATTTTCCTGCAAGCGAGTGCAGGGATTCAAAAGGAGATGAAGAAGTGAATAAACCTAAGACTGTATTTGATTGGAAAGATGGCACTCCCTCAATTTGGACAAGAGACAAGGAGATGCGCCAGATAGCACAGGGTAGGGCATGGGGTCAGGCTGCACAAGCTAAAATTGGACTTGAGTCAAAGCAACAAATTACTATCTACTCACGGGCTAAACTTAGTAAATGATTCGTAAGATAAGAACCTTCTACGGGCGGCAGAATGGTCAACGTGGAAACAGGGTAACCACTGTAGATCATGGCGTAGCATGGTTATGCGAGAAGTGTGGTGAGGTTATTCTTTTTGAACACCTCACCCCCAAACACTTCTGTAGGCGGCTAATTAAGCCTGTAATCCTTGAAGATACTGAGTCTTCCCCGCAACCTTAACGGCGGTGAGTTCTTGCTTGATTAGCTTCTCTGGGTTATAGCTGCAATGTATCCACCCTGAATTAGGTTGTCCCTGCACATAAAATTCAAGGATTAATTGACTGTACGTTAGATTATCCATAATCCATTGTGCTACTTCAGGGTTTGAAAGACCATCAATTTCAAAGTCAACTGCTTGACCCTTGCAATGATCTGAGGTCTTAGACCCACCAACAGCGGGGCTTGAATTTAATTCTGCACAACGAAAGCCAGATGAAATCTTCACAGGCTTACCAAAGTGGTCACGCACTGGCTGCAGGATGTTTTCGCATAACAAACGCAATGACTCTATTTGTTCTTCATTGGGCGTATTGTCAATGTCTAGACGGGTTGCAGTCTCAGACTTGGTGAGTTCATTCAAGGTAAAGTTTGCAGAGAGGTTCATTTCATGTTCCTTAAGGTTTCGTAGGTTTGGATGCAGAGGTTGAGTTTTCTGATTGCGGAGTCTCCATCACTGGCGATCTGGAGAAGATCGGTAGCGACATTAGTCGATCCACTAGATTCGGTTCGTGTCTCTCCGCTGTTATCTCCAGCGGTAACGGCGGTAACTGAGGTGGAACATACGGGGCTTTGGGTTGGGATTGACAGGCGCAAAGCACCAGAGGCAACATCAGCCCGTAACTTAGTTTCTTTAGTTCTAGCGGCATTCTGTGATTTCCTTAAAGTTTCAGCATAGGTATTAGCTACCTTTACCATGTTTTGCTCAGTCTCTCTTGCCTTGGCATTCAAGGCGGCAATCTCTACTTGCTGGCGGGTAACCTCGTCCTGCTGACCTTTGAAGTACCCACCGCCAGCAGCAGACAATATCGCCATCAGAATTCCTAGCAAGACCCACGGGTTAAACATACTCATGGCTTTGGTGGCTCATCGTTGTCAATTGCTTCAGCCTTGGCGGTGGCATTGGCTATTGCCTTGACACCAGAGCTTCCAGCTACACCACCAAGTACACCAGTGATGAAAACCATTATGGTTGAGATCTGTTGGGTATACACCTTATCGATGGCCGCCATACTGCCATTCATGGGCTGTTGTACGAAACTGAAAGAGTAGAGAAACATACCCATAGAGGCCAGCAGAATGGTCACCAAGACCACGATAACGAATGCCCATACTCTGACCTCAATCTCGTCAGCAGTTAATCGGTTGTTTGTTTTGTATCCAATGGTAGGCATCACTTCTTCTCCTCTGGTTTAACTAGCAACTCAGGACAAGTCCCTGCTGCTGTACAAATTGGGGGTTTGCATTCGGCATTTTGCCAATTCAATGGATCTTGGCACTTATATCTGTAACGATCGTCACAAGACACCAATATAAACAGGCTTGCAATAAATAGCAAATGTCTTAGCTTCATACTCTATATCCCCTACAATTAATCCATGAAATTTTCAAAACCAATTTTCCACGAATTGTTTTCCTACGATTCAAAGACAGGGAACATTTTCCAACAAAAGAAAAGACCAAAAGTGCAAGTTGGTAAAATGGCTGGCTCAATAACTCCCAAAGGATATCGGTACATCCAAGCCAAAGGTCGTAAATATCCAGCGCATCATCTTGTTTGGTATTTTGAAACAGGATCATTTCCAAGCCTTTTCATAGACCATATTGATGGAAATAAATTGAACAATCATTTTTCAAACCTTAGAGAAGTGACTATCAAACAAAACAACGAAAATCGAGGAAAGCAAAAAAATAATTCAAGTGGATATAAAGGCGTGACATTTAACAAACGACTCAGCAAATTTATTGCTCAAATTCAACACAATTCAAAACAATTTCATATTGGAACTTTTGATACCGCATTAGAAGCAAGCCAAGCCTATGAACAAAAGGCTAAATCTTTGTTTTCTAATTATTAGCCAGTGAGTGCCACCAGCAGAATCGATAAAAACCAAATCTTATACACATTCATTTTTCTTTGTCCTTCCGCTGTTGTCTTTCAATATCACGGCGCAATTTTTCCACTTTTTCCAATTGCACCTTGGTGTCGTGCTTGGCCTCCAAGATGTCTATATAGAGCATACCAAGCATGGGCAACAACAATGCGACAAGAACAACCGCTGCTATCCATCCCACGATTTCTTCCCCAATAGGCCTACGAACAGGAACCACATCCACAGGTATAGGAGGAGGATCAAAGTTGCTGCGAGGTACGCTGACTTTGCTTGGAAGTCTCTTTTTGCCTCCTGCCGTTGCCATGCCTTGTACCTCTCTTTAGCCTCTTCCTTTAACCTGGCATTCTCCTGTTCTTCTTTGATGATGTCTCGCATCTCAAAGGTTTTTGAATAGATCGCACCCATTTCGGGTGGGGACTGATAGACCATGGTTTCCCTGATGGTCTTCTCCAACTCTGCCATCTGATCCATCGCCATCACTCGCTTGAGTGCTGCCTCCATCAAATTGGAATCTGGGTCATAGACGTTTTTGCTTTTCTCTTCTTCTTCTCTTATGTGTGCGGCCAGCTTCTCTTGTAGCTTAAAAAACTCGGTGAGCTGTGCAACCACATCAATCATCACCTGAGTCTCATTGACTGCTACATACTTTTCCTTTTTGCGCGTCTGCTGGACAGGCTGTTTGGCCGCTGGCTTTGATCCAAAGAGCTTGCTCCAGAACGATCTGACCTCGTTGACAGCACCAGCAGCTTCTTCAATAGTGGACTTGACCTCCATGAATGAGGACTTGGCCTGCTTGTAGAGTTCGCATCCCTCTTTGATTGCGGCAACGCAGGCGTTTGCAGCGAATAAGAGGCTAATGGGGTCCACATCATTTGTCTTGCTTGCTATCTAGCTTGTCGAATATCTGCTTCAAGATGATCTTGATCTCTGCAATGTCTGACCTGTAGTCATCCTTTTGCACATAGCTGTGAGGTAAGTCATTGACCTTGTCCTCCAACTTTTGAATGTTGCGTGTCATGGAGTTAATGACATAGGCCGCCAAGAATCCAGCAACGCCAACAACCAAGTTGAAGAGTTGCTGGTTATCCATTTGCAGGCTCATCTGCTGGCAATGGTGTGTTGCCCTCTGCAAGCCACTTTAGATAGACTTGGTAGTCGGTGTTATCGGGGTCGAATGGGATGGATGCGCCGTCAGACAAACGCCTTACTGACTTTGCTTCACCCATTAAGGCATTGTTTTGATGTCTTTGATACATTTATAACTCCGAAGAAAAATCAACATATGCCGCTGTATTATTATCTGCGGTCAACACAACTGCCCTATATTGAGTACCACCTGACGCAATACTAAATGACTGTAGTGCAGTATCTGTTCCTGCATTTGTTCCACTTAAACTTGTAACGGTAAAAGCAACATCTGTGGTATTTAAAGCGCAGTTACTTTGACTGATTGTTGGTGCTGACCGCATTGTTGTTGGATATTTTAAAAATATTTGTGCGGAGCCAGTAGAAGCAAATAACCCCGACCCAAATCCCGTGTATGTCGTAGAAGCAGTTATCTTTGCATAGTACCTCTTACACAAAGCCAACTCAGTCCCATAAGGCCTGTAATCAAAGCTAGTTGCTGTTGAGCCTACTTCAAACTGTACGCCTGTGACATACCAAGTAGCAGAGTTCGTTGCAATAACCGCAACAGTTCCAGTAGCAGTTCCATAAAAACCGCTTTGCCATGCGTTTGCTGTTCCTTGATACGTTGTACCGTAGCCAAGTGCAAACAACACTGTAACGCCAATTCCATTTGTAGACAGCCAAGTTCCGCTAGTGTCGCCAGCAATCGTTACTGTTTTTTTCTCCCAAGTGTTTGCAACCGAAATAGTGTAGGTATATGGATAGGATCGGTCTGCGGCAGAGTTATAAACTGAACCGCCAAAAGTCCCTGTCAAGCTAGAACGAACCCAGAAAGACAAAGTGACAGTAGAAGCATTCGCAGTTCCCCAGCCTAAATCAGCCGCATTAAAGCCTTCAATCTTTTGGTTGATAAAATACACATCGGTGGAGCCAATGGTTACGTTTGCAGAAGCCGCAACAGTAGCGCCAAGATAGTTAATAAATCCTGCTGGTGGCGTGATACTTCCTGCATTCTGCTGAACTGTAAATTTACTTGCGGCGCTACCTTGAGACGCCCATCGGTCAACCAAATATGTCAAACTACCAGTAGGCGTAACACTCGCCCCCGCATTCCTTTGGTCAATCACCATGCCGCCATTGATGATGCGGTTCTTAAAGCCAAAGTTGCTAGACGCATTAAATACATCATAGCCATCAACTTTAGCTGTGATTTCGCCAGTGCCTTTTGCTACTAACTTAAAGCCAATATTTGTATCACCACCTGACGCTGTCAATGTTGGTGCGACACCAGTAGCAGCATTGGCAAGTGTCACTTCATTGACAGCAGACGTTGTGGCGGTGACCTTGAGCAGCTCGTTGCCGTTAGTGTCAATGACATCGCCAACAATTTTCAGCTTCTTACCTGATCCAATGTTCAAGCCAACTGAAGTGCCAGTGCCGGCAGCCGCAAAGATTGCGTCCACCAAGTCTAGATCGGTGTTGACCTTGCCGCCCCAAGTGTCAGTACTTGCACCTACTTCTGGTTTGGTAAGTAGTAGGTTTGTAGTAGTTGAGTCAGCCATTTTTAATCTCCATTAAATTCCGTGATTAGGATGAAAGTCAAATTTCCGTTCAGCAGATTTTCTTTTGCAAACAGCTTCAAAAAAATTATCAAAATATCCTAAAAACTTTCCACAAATCTTTACTTCCCATCTAGTCTCATCTCTTCCAATTCTATTGCTCAAAGAAACTCCAACGACACCAGATGTATTGTCAGATGGTTTTGATTGGTTTCTGCTATTACCATAACTATCAGTTTCTCTTAAATTTATCATTCTGTTGTCATGTCTGATATGGTTTTCATGATCTATTTGATTTGGATAGACACCATGGACATAAAGCCATGCCAACCTATGAGCGCGATGTTTTACGCCATCAATTCCAATAGTTAAATATCCACGATCACTAAATCCACCAGCAATTTCTCCTTTAGCTGCTTTAGGTCGTCCAATAGCCCATGTAAAAATACCTGACTCAGCGTCATAGTTCAACACTTCTTTTAATCGCTGCTGAGTCAATGATTCAGTATTCTTCATTTCCAACCTATGCGGCCTGTTGCCAAGTGATTGAATTGTCTGCTAAATCAGACCAACTTTCTGATGTGTCTGCAACTGGCGTCCAGCTTTCTGATGTGTTTGGAATGACACTCCAGCCATACCCAATGATGATGCCAGCAGCGCCAATGGACTGAACCCCAATTATCCCTATGGATATGACATTTGATACGCTGCCAACGGCGCCAGCTCCACCCACTCCAGTAATTGCTTGAAACGATATAACCTCTGCGCCGACAGTGCCAACAGCACCAGTCGCCGCATTGCCTGTCATTGCCTTGGTGCTTGTCAGGCCAACAGTGCCAACAGCAGCTGTAGACGCATTGCCTGCTAAAGCAACGGCAGCAGACTGAGTGACACTGCCAACTGCCAGGCTTGACGCATTGCCTGTAATTGCTTGAACTGATGCCGCTAAGACCGATCCGACAGCGCCAGTGGCTGCATTGC